AATGGACGAGCCACTCACATTACCAAAACGTTGTGCTTTCAAGTCAGCAGCAGAAGCATCGCCAAGGGTATCTCCATACACAAAGTCGAGGAAGAAGATGAGGCCAGATGGCAAACTCATCGGTTGAACACTAACAAGATCATTAGCGATCAGTCCGGCGAATACACGACGAACAATTGGGAAAGCGACAGCAGCAAAACCTGCTACATCACCACCACCCATAGTAGAGCTTTCACGAAGAAGCTCTTTGGCTTGATTTTCAAGCAAACGAGCCATAGTAGACTTCATTTGTTCGCTTTCAAGACCTTCAAGAAGACCAGTTGCGGACCATTTATTAAGAAGAGCGGCGCCCTCCTTTTTCATGTCACGGTTCACAATGCCTTCAGTCAATTTTTCAATAATAGACATGTTTAAACCTCCTTAAATGTTATTTAATGCCTGCAAGTTTCTTCATTCTATCTGAGAATGAATCATCTTGCGTTGATTGATTGTTGTTGCGACGAGGCAACATAGAAGAAAGATTTGGCCTTCGGTTAACTGACTCGCTAAGTGATTGTGGACCTTTCTTTTTAGTGTCTGATCCCACTGTAGTTCTGAGGGTTTCCCAAAGAGCTTTCGCTTCTTCTGGACTACGTGCCTTTGTGATGGCTTCGGCAATCTTTTTCTTTTGCCGCTCATTCAAGGAGGCATCTCTCAATGCACGATTTGAGTAAAGTAATTTTGCATTTGACAGAAGGGTACTTTGGACCTTCTGATTAAGTTTATAAATTGTGTTCTCGTAGAGTTCGTGTTCCTTGCTTAACTTATTAAAAGCTTCATCAAGCTCTTCAAGTTTCTTTTCAAGTTCCTCGTTCTCTTCTTTATGTTTCGTTGATTCTTTTTTGGCGAGTTCCATTTCTTGCTGATAAGCAAGGGTGGCTTCATTTGATTCAAAAGTGCCATTCTTATGTTGGCCAGCCATATCAACAACTAATTCTTCATCAATGATCATTTGCCCATCCTGCTCTTCTATTTCTTCAAGCATATCAAGCAATTCTTGAAACCTTTGCTCTTGGAGATCTAAAAGTCCGCCGCCTTCATCCTCTTCTTCATCACCAGCAAGATCAGCAGGGGCAGGAGCGGGTACGGGGGCGCCGGGTTCATCTTCGGCGGCCATATCTTTAAAGTCATCCATATCAAAAGTAAAAGTCACTGAGTCTTCTTCATCGGGACATGGGCACATAGCTTCTCCGCCTGTGGCTCCAAGTGGAATGTTCATATCTGCTCCGGGAGGTTGTGCAGAAACTGCTCCACCCATCATGTCACCTTCTTCTTCTCGAAGGATATCATCTTCAGAAGCTTCTTCAAGTTCAACTTCGTTAACTAAATGAGTTTTGCCACCGGAAGTATATTGAATGCCAACTTTTCCGTTGTCTGACTCAACTGTGACTCTGGCCAATTGTCCACCATAGCGGACGGGAGAGCCGAGGCCTCTTTGGCCGGGTTCTTCTTGTAGCATGCTTTCGACAGCGCTTTTAATTTCGGGTGCATATTTCTCAATAATAGCTTGCTCAGCGTTCTTTAATGCAGCCTCTCGAAGGGATGCGGCATCTACAATTGCTTGTTCCAACATTGAAGGCATTCAGTTTTCTCCTAGTGATAATAGTGATCATTTATAATTAGTTGGTTAATCGATAAAAGTCCTAATGAATTAAAACCAAGTATTGACACAACTATTAGGCTGCGGTCATGGTAATACCATTTCCATTTCCATTCACCAGTGTACACTCAAGCACATAAGAATAATTTGAACCATCAGTGTTGGCGGTGATCCTAAGATCAAATGATTGGGGGGCGCCGGCTCCGCCTGAAACTGATCCTTGAGTAATTACGGTCGCGGCAGCATGACCACCACCAGTGTCAGAAGAAGTAACCGTTCCAATGGTTATGGCTGTAGCTGAACCAGATTCCCGAGTAATTGGAATTGTGAGTTCAACAGTATCAGATTTTGAACCATCAACTTCATAAGCGATTCCAACAATTTTAAGAACAGCGGCATGGGCGGCGTTTGGAACAGAGACATTGATGAAAGCAGAAGCAGTGTCGTCGCCAATATTTGTTTTTTGAACAACCAATTTGTGCGATGATGCGGCAGCACCAGCAAGGTCTGCTCCGAGCAATAACCCACCTTGAGAGATAGTTACAAGACCCGTTCCGGCACCAATATCAACATCGACTTTTCCATCGGTGGAGGCACTACCTTTTATCAGCATACCGTTTGTCATCGTTCCATCATTCTCGGCAACAAGCAGTTGTAATTTACCTGCTTCAGAACCGTGATCAGCTTCAATAATTTCAGAGAAAATTCTAGCAAATTCATTTTGATTACTGCCACCATCGGTGCCGTAGAATTCAATAGTACCACAATCATCACCATCGGCCCCGTTACCGCTTACCCTATCATTTTCGAGGCGGAGTCGAGGACCAGTAGTTCCGTTATGACGGCTCTGGATAACAACCAAAGGATCGTCTTGATTATCTGATCTAAATGTGAAAGTATCGCCAATAAGGTTGGTTCCGCCACTAGCTCCGCTAATAACAAAAACATCAGAGCCAGCTTCGTCGTACTGAAGGAAAGCATCTTTGCCAGCACCGAAAAATAATTTTGTATCATCATCGACAACCCAGTCGCTGTCGGCATCGCCGGAGATGACAGTATCGGTACCATTGTGGGTAATTCCACCATCTGCTTCGTCTCCGAAATAAAGACCCTTGTTGTCAGCGATGATTATACCTTCTTGACTATTGGTGGTAACAAATTTCATATATGAGTTGCTACCCTCCATGATATTAAGGGCATCCTCAAGGTTGTCCGTAAGTGTAATCTTGTTGGTGGTAGTATTTCCGCCAAACTGAATCTGGAGACCATTTGCAGCGTCAGCTATACTGATTGTGTCACAATCGATATCTCCAACATTTGAAATGTTTCTATCTCCGAGATCTAAGGTTCCTGCAATAGATGTAACGGAAGAGGCTCCGGCCCCAATAGTTACATCTAATTCACCATCAGCATCACCGTCTTCGATTACAAGACCAGCGGTTGCAGTACCATCATGTTCTGCAACAAGAATGCTAAACTTACCACCCTCTTGTCCATTGGTGTGTACTTTAACTTGAGATGTAATCTCTGAGAACTTAACCTGATCTTGGTTGGCGTCATCGCCATAGAACTGAATGCGGCCGTTATAGTCGTTTGCAGCACCGGCTGCTCCCTTGTCTTTAACAAATCTAAGAATTGCCCCATCAGCATCATTAGTTGTATTTTTGATCTGGACTAGTGGCTTTTCAGCAGTTTCATTGGAGAAAGTAATTGCATCACCCTCAACAGTCAGGTCGCCCTTAATTCTGGTAAGAGAGTCAACGCCGGAACCAATAATAACATCAATTTCGTCCTCGCCAGAGCCATCGTTTATTTCAAACCCAGTGACCAATTCGCCATCGTGAGAGGCAACGCCAAGGCTTATCTTACCACCTTCTTGACCGTTAGTGTGAACATCTACAGAACATTGAATTGCACCAAAAAGAACTTGATCTTGGGCCGCATCATCAGCATAGAATTCAATAAGACCGGCGACATCATCAGCAGCACCAGCAGCGCCTTTATCTTTAACAAATCTTAAACGAGCGCCGTTTGCATCGTTAGTTGTATTTTTAATTATTACCAAAGGATCTTGAGAGTTTGCGGATGCAATAGTCACCGTATCTGTATCGACTGTGACAGCAGTTGAAGCATCAACATCAACAGTTGGAGCGGTAATATTAATAATTGAATCAGCATCAATTCCCAATTCACCATCGGCTTGTTGTTGTATAAAGCAAGCAGAATCACCAAACATTAATTTAGTCGTACCGACACCAGAATCATCAGAAAGTAATAATCCTGTGTCATGAACGTGTGTTAATGTAACCTCGCCATCAGCACCAAACTTAATTGCGGCTCCATCAATAACAGAGTTAACGTTACCAGCGCTGTCTATTGTAACCTTATCAGCTAGGGTTCCATTAAGAGATGTTTGGAGGTGCATTTTAGTATCTTGGGTGCCAGCAGTATTGGTCATATTTGCTTCTTGTGTAAGTTTAATTTTACCAGAATCAACAGCAGAACCTGCGGAAGTTTCCAAGTCAAATCTTAAGCTAACTGCTCCATCGGAGTCAGAATCGTCATCTGTATTTGTTAGAATTAAAGCTTCAAATTCGCCATTAACGTCTTTAGTGATGGTTTGTGCGCCGCTAAGGGTTGACGTGCCACCAACGGTTAAGTTGTTGACAACCGCTACACCACCAGATACTGAATCATTGACATTCAATAAGTTGGTCAAGGTGCCCTCGAACATTGAAGAAAATCGAAAAGAACCATCTTCACTGCCGTTAGATACATCGCCAGCAAGAACTTCTAATTTCGCAAACTGAGCTTGGTTAGCTCCATCATCATCACCTTTCCAAGAAAGCCAACCAAGAATGTCACCATCGCCGGGTCCGGCTCCGTTATCGAGCACAAACTCAACACCACCACCAGAGGCAAGGTCACCGGTGTTTTTAATTGTAAAGACAGGTTCTGCTGTTGTCTCTGTCGCTTGTGTAAGAATAAGTCCGCGATCTGCTTCGTGCGTAAGAACAATATCGCTATTTGTGCCGAAATGAATTTTGGAGGAGTCTGAAAGTAACTTAACATCGTTACCTGCAACAATATCTTTTGCAACAGAAAGTCCACCATCGGTTTGAAGCGAACCATCAGTTGTCGAAGTGGCATCTGTTGCGTCATCAGTGAGAATCCTACCACTGAATGTAGCATTTCCAGAAGTATCCAAGGCCAAGGTGTTTTGAGTTGGGCCGCCGTCATTAGCTTCTTGAACAAGTGTTATTGCTCCCAAAGTGGTGCCGTCTGCTCCTCTTGAAATGATGCGAGTAGCATTGCTATGATAATCCATAACTCCATAACTACCAGCACCTTGGATCGCGGCGAAGGCACCGGCTACAGAAACACAATCTGCCAATTCAAGCATACCGTCAGACCACAGTCTCATTTTTTCTGATGCTGGAGCGGTATCACCTGTTTTAAATTTTATACTTGTTGCGTTTGCGTTTGCGCTAAAAGTGCCCTCGGCTACAACTTCGATTGAAGCAGCGATGTCAGCAGCGTCAGTACCGTCACTATCGCCTGCTGTAACATTAATAGTTCCAATTACATCATCAGCAACGATTTCATCTTCTTCGGACTTTAAAGTTAAAATAACAGGTGAGTCATCTGTGTCATTAACTGTATTTGTTATGGTTAATCCGCTATTGTGAACATGCGTCATTGTAATTTCATCATTTGCACCAAAGTGAATTGCAGAACTGTCTGATTGGAGCTTAATGTCATTGACAAAGATTGCATTACCCTCATCACTACCATCAAGTGTAAGTGCGGTAACAGCAGAACCAGCATCGTCAACTTTAAAAATAATGTCTGCGTCATTTGCTTGAGCGTCAAGTGTAATGTTGCCTACTGTTGTAACAATGTCTACGGCAGCGTCACCGGTATTGATATCATCAGCAGCGACTGCGCCGCCGGAGGATGCTGCGGCAACCGAGGCGCCATTTGTTATTTTAACATCTGTTCCGCCTTCGCCCGTCCAATAAAGTTCAGCATTTGATGAGTTAACCCAAAGCTGGCCATAGCCAGACGTATCAGTGGCGGCGCCGGCTTCTTCTTTGATTTTAATAGAGCCTTCGAATCGTGGGCCGGTTGCTCCGTCAACAATTGTTATTTGAGTGGTTCCGCCCTCTTCTTTAATTGTAAGATCTCCGCCGGTTTTTCCTTGGATATCTGATGTATTTACTGCCATTTATTATTCCTCCAAAATTTCTTGCATGACGATTTTGAACATTTTACCGTTCTTGTTGTTTCTCAAACTTAAATAGTCTTCTTCCTCGATAACAGTCCAATCTCCCCTCTCATTTGATAAATGAAGGTCGCCGGTATAAATATCATCAAAGTAGCCAGCTTTCCAGCGGACGCTGGATGTTCCCAAGTCGACATCACTATCTGATTGAGGGCCAAACATATTATCTGTAAGTTTTACCTGATGGACGTTAGCTGCATAAAAGTGAATTTCATCTTCTGTCTCAAAATCAATCTTAGTTTGATCATCTTCACCAATCTTGATATCTGTTGCTAACAAAGAAGTAATTGTGGTTTGGGCTGCTGCAAGGACAAAATCAAGTGTATTGTCACCGTCTTCATAAGTTACGGCAATGCCGGTTTCCGTGTTTGAACCAACCATTGCGCCGACTGTATCGGCGATGGTCTCAGAAAGAGTGGTGCCGCCAATTGTAATAGCATCGGCCTCGACTGTGCCGTCAAAATATGCATCTTTGAATTGTTTAGTGCTTGATCCCAAATCGACATTATCATCTGTGGATGGGAGTATTGCGCCATCGGTGATTTGAATTTGATCCTCGCCAGCAACCCTAAATGTCATAGCGTTTCCACTATGGTCGTATTTCATATAAGCCCTATCGGCATCTCCAGAAGTTGGGAAATATAGGCCAACCACATGAGAAGAGCCACCTAGTATAGATATACCAGCATTGCCATCACTCTCAACAACCAAATCATCAGCTTTGGTATCAACGCTAGTTATTCCGCTGTCTGCGGTTTTGACATGAACGTGTCCGAGTGGGATTGTTTCGCCAATGCCGACTTTACCAGCGCTAGTAATACGCATACGCTCAGCGATGGTGCCGGTGGTGGCTTCTGTTTCAAAACTAATATATGCTGCGTCTGTTGCTCCGTCTTGAGATGCCGCAATCATGGCCAAATTTGTATCTCCATCATTGGCTCCGAACATAATTGAGCCCAATTGACCGCTAGTGTTTCCATTGCTTCGATGAAGCATTACTCGACCACCGAGAGAATCAACTACATGAAGGGGCATGGCTGGATTATTTGTTCCGATCCCAACATTCCCTTCAATAATGGCACCATTTGTAGGTGCGGCGGTTGTGCCAGAGTAGGTAGCCCCAATGGATACACCACCCTCAACATCAAGCTTGCTAGCTGGTGTATGTGTGCCAATTCCAACCTTACCTTCTGAGTCTATTGTTAGGCGAGTGTTTGTGTTGACAGAGGTTGTACCAATCTTAAACTTATCAGAATCTCCATCATCTATACCCATTGTAAAAGTTTGAGTTCCACTTAGAGCAAAAGATAAGAAAGGGTCTCCATCGCCAGCGGTATTATTAACGATCAACCCAGTTGTTGAACCGGCACCGCCTAAAGATAAGCTAGTATCAGCAGCGTGTGTCAAGGTTATATCACTATCAGTACCAAAATTTATAATAGCACCGTCAGATCCCATTGTTAGATCGTCTCCAATCGAGGCGTCTCCAGCGATCTCTACTTTACCATCATTTTTAATAGTCATTCGGATTGATGGGGAGTTTGAGCCATCTGGAGTTGTTAAAAATTCTAAGCGGCCGGGGCAATCACTGTTGCCGGGTGTGCCATCAACCTTGGCTCTAATGCCTGCAAATTTTTCAAATGAGTTGCCATCAGAACCATAAAAAGAAACATTACCAAGTTCATCGCCGCTCTGGACGATTGTGTGTGAGCCGATAGTTGTGTTCCTACTTTTGTACATTCCAAGGGTAGAACCCTCGGTGTCAGCGATATGATTTTTTAATTTAGCAAATGGGTGTCCTCCACCACCTGTGTTTCTTGCAATGTCAAGAGAACAGTCAGGTGAAGTGATGCCAATCCCAACATTTTCATCTACACGAAGATCGCCGGCATCGACATGAATACCATTGTTAAATGTCCATTTGCTTGTCGCACTCTTCCATAATATCTCTTTATCTGTTGCTCCCTTAAGGACAATACCACCTTCATTAGCGGTAGTGTCGCTAGGTGTATCAACAGTGCCAATTTCTATTTGTTTGTCATCTACAGTTAGTGTTGTGGACTCGATTGTGGTCGTTGACCCATTAACAATTAGGTTACCACCAACAGTCAAGTCAGAACTGATTTGGGCAGTACCCACAACATCCAATGTCTTACTTGGGCTTATCGTTCCAATACCAACCTGACCATCGTGAAGTATGGCCATCCTATTGGCTACAGCAGATCCGTTAACGCTAGCATAAAAGTTTAATCGACCGTCAGCAGAGTAAATATCCCATTGAGTACCGGCAGTGTCATTGATGGAAACCCCAGCAGATGAAGCATCGGCTATTTCTAAAAATGTAGAAACACCAGCCGGAGAGGATGGGGATGAGGTACCGATACCTACATTTCCACTCGCATGCCATTGAATACCGGCTGATGAACTAATGATAAGGTCTGCGGAGGCGGAGTTCATTAGCATTTGAAAACTACCCGTGCAACCATACACTCCCCAGCGCATTGGGTGTGAGCCAAGATTGTAAGTGCAATTTGCATGGGGAAGAATGCTTGAACTAACATCTGCATTGAATTTAACTGTTTGGGTGGCCGTGCTTCCCAACACTGTGTTGCCACTTACATTAAGCGTAACAGCAGTTGCGGCGGATCCAGAATTTGTATTCTTTACATATACATTTGTAGAGGCGCTTATGGGTGACCAGTTGGTGTATCTAAAGGTGCTCATTTAATTTTTACTCCGTAATTTTAATTTGTCTTTAAGTCAGAAGGAAGATCTCGCATCACAACCACAGCGCCCGTTTGTACAACCAAAGTCGCTCCATCTGCAATTTCCATATCACCATAGACAAACCCACGATAATTTGATGGGATAACCTCAACCTCAGAAATAATTATTTGGTTGCCGTTGCCAAAACCAGAGTCAGTAGATAATGTTCTACCTTCAGGGCCAACAGCAACGTTATTGGTAACTGTTAGATCATTACTAACTGTCATGTTTTTTGATGTAACTAGGCCATCAGAAATAGTTGCATTAGCATTAGGACCCACAATTGTAAGCTTTTTATCCGTATTGTTCCACAATATACCACTACTAGCACTTGCTTGGGTTCCAGAAGTTTTTACTAAAACCCCTGTGTCTGTACCTACAATACTTTCACCTTTTATAAATGCCCAACCAAATGATGTAGCCATAATTAATCCTCATCCTCGGGAAGCTCTTCCATGAGAAGTTTATAGCGCTTTCCGTTCTTATTGTTTCTTATTGTTAAGTAGTTCTCTTCCTCAATAACAGTCCAATCTCCTCTCTCATTTGAAAGATGAAGGTCACCAGTATACACATCGTCAGCATAAATGTTACGCCAGCGGATAGCGGTGGTACCCAAATCAAGCTGGCTATCGGAGTCTGGGAGAATACTTTGATTAAATTCCCAAGCATCAGTGTCATTTGCCCAAACAATGGTTTTATCACTAGCGCCTTTAAGGGTAATACCTCCACCGTCCGCTGTTACATCTGATGCGCCGCCGGCGGTAAATGTTATTGCTCCAGCACCCGCATGATTTCCAGATGCAACAAATACTGTTGCACTAGTAATTGAAGAAATCGTTGGAGAACTAGCATTAAACGTACCAGTTCCAGCAGTTTTTGTCAAGGTCATTCCGGGCACCAATCCAGAGGTTGATGTCACGGTGACATTTGCAGTTCCAGTAGAAAGAGTTGCAGTTAGTCCTGTTATTTGCGCAACATCCCCCAATTCAATATTTTTATCATCAATGGTCAAAGTTGAGCTTTGAATTGTTGTTGTGACACCTTGAACAGTCATGTCTCCAGCCACAATTACAGAGCCAGTTATAGTAAGGGCTGTTGTTGACGCCGCTTCATCGGAAGATACAATCTCAACACTACCTTTTAAGTTATTCGGGCTGCTTGTTCCACTACTCATTTGTCATCTCCTATCCTGTTAATCCTGAGCCTGTAAGGGTATACATGCTTTCTGTTGGTATATTTGTTAAGTCCGCCACCATTTCAAATGTTTGTGTGGCGGTGATTGCAGTAAGATAAACCTCTTTACACTTAACATCTAAACTAATTGACGCACCGGGGTCCAAAGTTATGTAATGCTTGGTGGTTGATGTTATAACACCGCCGGCACAACTGGCAGAATTAAAATGAACATAAAGTTGTCCAGAAGAAGATCTGTTTACTACATAAACGTTTTGTGAGACATAAGGAAACTGAAATCTATATTCTCCGGAGGAAGCCCCAGTATGACCGCTGTTGCCACCTGTAGTTAGAGCACTCGAGCCTGTGATGTATGGGTGACCAGAGACTACATAAGAGCCTACATTTCTCAACCCTACGCCATAAGGGATTGATACTGCTCCTGTTATGTTATTCCATCTATTCATAATTTTACTCCGATATTCCTGAGCCCGTTAGGGCATACATACTGCTTGTTGGTATGTTTGTTAATGAGGCATACACTTCATATCGATAATCATTAAGAGTGGGGTCATATCCTGTTAAATACAGTTCTTTGCACTTAATATCAAGTGTGACTGAAGAGTTGACAGCGACTGTGACATAATGCTCATCACCTGTTTGACTTGCAGTTGAAACAAGACGCACTCTAAGGTTCTTGGTTCCAGTAGTTCTGATGTTTCTTATGGTAACTTTTTTGGTTACATAGGGAAACGAAACCGTATGCTCAGTGGGGCCGACGCCACCATTTCTGATGCGACTGCCTGTAACATACGGATGTCCAGAAACTTGATATGCTCCTTGACTTCTTAATCCTACGTTGTGAGGATTTCCCACTGCACCTGATATAGTATTCCATCTATTCATAATTTACCTCAATATTCTAATTAGTGTTCCTCTTTGCTTTTGCTTCTTCCTTTTTCCTTTTAGCAATAGCTCTCTTTTTGTTCGCTCTCTTAATCTCAGAGGGTTTTTTATAATATCTTCGATCCTTTACTTCATCGATGATTCCCATTTTTTTAACTTTTTTATTAAATCTTTTGACTAATCTTTCTGGTGATTCGTTCCGCCTTGGAACAATCGTTAAGTTATTCTTTTTCTTTGGTCTTCTGTGTCTCATTTTAATTTCCTGCTAGTTTCTTCCATAATCCGGAAGATGCAAATTTAGTTATATCAACGCCGGGGTCTCTCGGGTCAACTCCAGAAAGCGCTCCTTGGCCCTGTTCTTGTTGTGGTGGAGCAGGAGTTGTTCCTTCAAACAAATCTACACCATTATATGCTGAACGGCCAATGGCGTCGAGCATTTTAGCCTTTTGTTCATTCAAGCTTTTACGCTTTGATTCTAAACGAGCTTTCGCCTCTTGGTCTGTCTCAAGTGTTACTTTTCTAGAGGATGGTTGTTGGACCTCGGAAATGACATTAGCAGACCCGAGGCCCTTTGCAACCTCCGATATGATATTCGAAAGTGTGCCATCCTCGAAAATCACCTCCTTGATGCACTGTTTGATCAGAGGCTTCAAAATTTTTTTTAATTCAGTTTTATTCATTTTTTCCTTCTTCGACGTTTTCTGTTTTCTTCAAGATCTCTCATTTTCCTTTCTCTTTCGGCTTGTTTTTCGGCCTCTGGATCAACCATGGGGTTGTCTGGGTCAGATTTGTCATAAACATTCCCGGGGTTTTGGGCACCTTGGGCATATGTTGGATTTACATCGATTGCACCGATTTTCAATAACTGTACAGCAGCCTTAACATGGCCTTCCCCTGCACTAATCATGGGCATATCTGGTCTTGTTGGGAAACCAGAAGGAAGTGATAGGGTCAATTGGCTAGCGTTTTGAAACATCTTTCTCGCTGCCGAATCAACAGCCGCTTGGCCTTTTTCGCCAGTAAACATCTCGCATGCTTTCACAACTATTGCAGGATCTCCTTTAGCAGGCCACACAGCTTTGCCGTCGAGGGTTGTCCCTGTTTTTGCCATATGCCTCATTGACTTCAACATCAATTCTTCATTTGTAAATTGATCAAATCCGCCGGAGGCTTTTTTTCCTTTTGATTTTCCAGTAAAGTGAAGTGTGAGAACATTAAGAATTGCAATCAACTGTTTGGCGGGAAACATAACATGTTCACCTTTAATTGAGCTACTTGGATCAACCATTCCACTGGCAATCCAGCGATGGTGACCGTCCATAATGTGACCGTTTTTAGAAATTATTGCATTCAGAGCGCCGCCGGGTCCTTGTTTAAATGGGCCAACTTTTAAAATCATACCAATTGCAAAAGTCATCGCCTTATGAATGTTCATAGAAGATTGTGATGGTTTCAATTCTTTAACAGAGAATACTGCCTCTCCGGCAGGTATCTTGTCATCACCCTCTTTTCCGTCTTTTTTGCCACCTGTTGCAATTTTGGTCGCCTGTTTTTTAGTATATTTCGCGCCGACATCGCTAAGTTTCATTGGAAAATCTTCATCGGGCATTTTCTTTGGGTCTGCGTCTTCGGATACAAATCTCCTCCAATTCTCAAAAATTAACTTATGTTTTTTATCACTTGAATAGCTCATCTTTTAATCCCTCAATATTTTTTTAAATAAATCATTGATACTGTTTTCTTTTCCCTCACGAACAGCCATCTTAAATCGTGATTGTTGAGACTTGGGATATACATAAGCATTGGGCGTTGAAGGCTCGGAAACAATATCAAAGCATATCAACTGGAAGTCATCCTCAACAATGGACTCCCCCATTTGTTCCTTAACGGAACCAAGTCCTCTGGAGGAGATTCCAATCTTTACTCCAGCATTAACAAGGTCTTTTAAAATTCGACCGGATGGTGTATTTAAAACCTTTATCTTTCCCATCACATCTTTACCTTGCCACCAGATATCTGTCACCAAATGTGAGACGTTCTTTAAATTAATAACGGAGTCGTCAGGGTGGTCAAGCTCGCCAGTAGCACGATTGTCTCGAACCACATTCATGTAGTTTTCCATTTCACGCCTCAATACTTTCTCTGGATATTTTCTGCCGTTTCCGTTTTTAACATCGGCGGTTTGAATCCGACCGGTCAAATACATGCCGCCTTCCATCACTTCTCTCTTCTCTCTTTCGTTTAAAAGATCGAGACAGGTTCCGTCAGGACACAGTTCAAAATATTCTGTTAAAAGTCTCTTTGACATTACTCTTCCCTTCTTCGATAGCCAGAGATGCTAAGTTTGTCTAACAGTTCGGGTGCTAATTCTTCAACAGCAGCGTAAGTATTTGGATCCACCATTAAACCACCACCGAACAGCTTTAAAATATTTCTTGTGGCAGCGACCATGCCTTCTTTTCGAGCTTGGGCAATCTCTTCCTCGGATCGAGTATCTTCATATCCGCCTGTGGAGGGTCTGTTGGGATATTCTCCACGGGCTCTTTTGGCCATTCGGTGTTTGTGAAGAGCCTCTTCCTCATCTCTTTCTGGGCCGGGTGGCATGAAAGAATAATCGGGAGATTGATACGCCTCTTCTAATTCTTGGCGAATCATCTCTTTCAACCTTTTTGTAGTCAATTTCATTTAACAGTTCCTCTTAAAATAAAAAGCGGGCGCTACCCGCTTGAGTCAGCTACCCTTGCAACAATGCCGTACTGGCTGAAGCATCCATTTTTTCGTCCATGTGTTAGTCATTTTTATCTCCATAATTTAAATTAAGTCCGCGATCCCCGAATAACTCACTAAGCACATAAGATGTGCCAGAAGAGAGCCACCCGCATAATAGCGCATTGGTGACATTATAGTCAAAACTAAATAGTTCTGTAAAACCATTTATGGAGAATAAAAATACACCAACCCAAAATCCCATACACATTGAACAATGAAAAAGAATCGTCCACATCTTGTTAATATCTTTGGTTGGTCTTATTGAATTAAATATACTTCCATAAACGAGAATCTGTGTTAGACCATAAGAGGTCAAAATAAACCAAATTAATTCCATCATTTCCTCTTAATATGTGTATCTTCCATATAGATACGGGGCAAACAAATTGTGTTGAAGGATTGAACCCTTCTCTTCTTCGTGTGGAACCTCGCCAAGTTCTGTTGAGTGTTCTGCATCTGGCTCAAGTAGGGCGTCATCCATCATTTCATGATGAGCCTTCATAGATTCAAAATAAGGTCGCTCGTCATCCATCCACTTTGAAACATTTAAAAGTGTTATTTTGATAGGATCTAAATCTTTTGAATCATGAATTTTAGCCTCCAAAGAGCCATAGACATTGCCGCCTTGAATTGAATCATGCGCCACAACACCCCTCTTCTTTAAATACTCAAACAAACGAGCTTCGGCACCATACACAATATCACTCATAACATCTTTAGCAAATGCTATGACTTTCTTTTTTTCTGTTAATATTACAATATCAATATCAGAATGGTCAAATATCATGATATCGCCATTCAAAGCTTTGCGAGCATTTAAATCGAATCCAATAGAGGTTTCATTAACCTCAACATGAACATCTGGTGCAGAAATATTAACTTTAGGTTGGTTGGGTTGTCCAGTGACATTGACCTTAACAGAATCAGCAGCTTGATCATCACCAATGTTAACTTTAACAGCCATTATTTATTCACCTCGTATGCTAAATCTTGAATATAAAAAACATCTTTAACTAGTTTTTCAGTAATAGGTTTTTTAGAAAAAGATTCCAACTTTTCTAAAACTCTTTTTGTGTTCTCAGACCTTTCAGTGTTGGAGCGGGCAGTTGGGGTTTTCAAGCTTTCTTTTAAAAGACCCTTCAATCTTCCAATTTCCTCATTCAAGAATGTTTTAAGGCTGAGTCCGTTGTCAGAAAAAGATACAATATAATTAGTTAATAGATTTTTCTGTTCAACACGAAGAGATTTTTCGTAAGTTTCATTAAATTTGTTGACAAAAGTATTGTATGTAAGGTTGTCGATGTGTCTAAACTCTTCTTTCTTTTTCTTTTTGGATATCACCATTGAAGAAACTTTTCCCTCCAACATTATCCTCTGCTTGGCTCCATAATCTTTAGAGTCAAAAAACTGACCTATTGATGCGATATCCCTATAGTTTGAGATAAAGTTTGCAAATACCTCATTAGAAAGCGATTCATTCATTTCCCTAAGTAGCTTTGTCTTTATATTAAAAATTTGCTTTCGATCTAAAGATTCGTAATCCTTCTTGACTTCATACATTAGCCTAATTGCATATTCTTTTGAAGGTGCCGATGTATTCAAGAGAGCGTTGTATGCCTCCAACTCTTTACTTAAGGGACTGTTTTTATAAAAATATTTTTTTATAATCTCAATTACTTTTTCTTTCTTATCATGCTGTTTTCTAACAACTGCTTTCGTTAGTTCTTTTATCAAAGATTCGTAAAGAAAAGCGGTATTTCTTTTCTTATTGTGTTTCATCTTCATGTTTATTTTTCTCCATTAGGCTTTTTAATAAATTGTTCACTTCCGCATTTACTTTAAATAGTTTTCGTTCCTCCAACAAATCATTGTCAACAGTTTTTTGTTCTTGAAGGGCGGTGGGTATGCGATATTCTGGTGAGACTCTGGCCAAGCTATTCATCCCACCATAGCCAGTCATACCTTTTGGTTTTTTTCCGCCACGGTTGGTTGCACCTTGGAGATCCCTGTTGAAAGTGCTCTTCACACTGTCAGCTAGAGCCCTACTGTTTCTGTTTTTTTTCATATTATAGGGACCTCGGTCATCTCTCTTTCCGGGTGGTTCGGCCAAAAGTGTAGTTTCCTCATCACCACCGGCATCGCCACCGGTGTCACCGGCTTTATCTCCGCCGCCGAGGTCAAGATCTGCTCCACCTCCAGCGTCATCGGCGGCTTCATCTCCCCCACCGAGATCAAGATCCATATCGCCGCCCCCGGCGTCATCGCCACCAAGATCACCAAGGCCACCGCCGGCGTCGCCACCTTCAGCGGGTGCTTCTCCCGCAGCCTCAAGGGATGCAGCAAACTTCTTATCATAAAACATCTCTCTTTGCATGCGAAGAAACTCATCTTCAGATATTCCTAACATGTTTTCCGCAACCCAGCGTTTACTGAAGTATCCCTCAGTGGCTGCGCCTGCGGCATCAAACTTTTGTTTCCAGTGTTCCAATTCTTGGAGTTCTGCTATTTTTGATGGATTGTTAAGCCCAAGTTTAAAAGAAAGGAGATCATCACCCCTAAAACCCAAAGTGTAAAGATGGATTATTCCGATCTTCTCAAGTTCTGTGGTCACAACTCTCTGAAGGCGTTGGATTGTTCTTGCAAAACGAATATCTTTTTGTGCAAGAGTTGTTTTGTCCTCGGTTGCACCTTCTCCCATTGTAAGATATGAATGAGGCACCTTAAGTGCCGCAAAAAGTTTATCTCTTAAATATTTTACATCCTCGACAGTTCCAGTGAATTGTCCACCAGCAAGGTTCTCTATCTTGGTGTTTGATGTTCCACGGACAGGAATATAATAATCTTCTTCGATTGAGAGAGGATTATATCGAAGGTCAATTTTGCCTGTTGTATCATCCACAACCTGATGTCTTTTCATTTGAGTCATAACTTTTTGCATATAGCCCTCAACATCTTGAGGTGAAATGGCGCCAACATCAATATAAAAAACACGGCGTTCCGGTGAACGAACAATACGATAGGCCATCATAGCATCCTCAAGAAGAGTCAATTGTCGCCATATTCGACGAGCACCTTCAAGAACTGATGTTCCATATGGGGCATGCTTGTCATTCCCAAGAATACGAAAATGGGCCATTTGCCAATTTTCAAGAGTTAAGCCGGCGCTGTTCCATTGAAACTGGACATAGTTAGGATTTGAATTATCCTGCCCTTCGAGTCTTTCGACTTCTTGTTGTGGGAGTCCAATACAATTTTTGACGCCCATACCTTCATCAAGCTCAAGATAAAGAAAAAGATCTCCGTATTTACACATTGTTCGACACCAGCCAAATAAATTGTATTCAACATTTAATACATTTTTGTAAAGAGCACTAAGAATAGCTTTAATTTCTTCATTGGGGCACTTAATTTTAAGCATGGGTTGAAGGTCTGAATGAGTTGTCATTTCGTCTGCGTAGATATCTAAAGAGGAAGCAATCTCTGGCATATATTCCATTTGGTCAAAATCAACATATCTTTCTGAGCGGTTGCGATTTGCAATCATATTTGCAGAAGTAATCGACATTGGATTATATTCTGTCTTTTTGAATTGTCTCCCAGAGGCAGACTTGAACCATTTCGAGTAAATGTCCAGATGTCTTCGGCGCAGTTGGCGACCGGTTTGAGTTCTACGATTTATAATGGGACCAGAAAACAATCTGGTCAATGATCTGAAAAGATCTGATTCCTCATTATATGGATTTTTTTTGTTTCTCGCCATTTATTTATCCCTTAAATATCCAAGCAAATTCCTTGGTTTGTTTCTTTTCTTTTTCATACTTTTCATCAAAAGATTTTTTGTGCCCATCCATGCCATTTATTGTGGTTTTCATTTGTGTTGTTTTCATAAACATCCCCCCCAATATGGCTTTTTTATATTGAACATCTTTCTCGCTTGACTGAAGGGCGGTGTCTCGCACCCAACAGGCTATAGCCAATGACATAACTAAATCATCGTGATACGAACGCATCGCTTGAGGTTTGCCGTTATACCAAATAAAAGTTTTAAGTTCATGAAAAAGTCTACTAGAATATAAAGTAATTAGTCGGTTCCTTACGAACTCTTCTAGTTTTGCCACAATCAATGGGCGGGTCTTTGTTGAAGTGGTAAAACCTGCCAACGCTCTGTGGTTGGTTTCACCTATATGCGATTCCACAAACTCATGAGTTCCTTTAATTGAATAATACAAATTTGGGTAACTAAGATCAACTAGTTTTTCTAAAACTGAAATTCCTATTCCATTGTTTTCAACAACCAACAAACACTTTCCATATTCATGACCAGCTTGAAAAAGTATATTGGAGTACATATCCAGATTTGGTTTTCCTTGATACTCCGCTACAACCTCCATTGTTTCAAGCTTTATTATGTGGAACGTTGA